GTCCTAATAAATGTATTGGGGTAGAAGGGGGAAACGGATTTTGTAGTGCCCGTAACTGCACTGAATTTTCTTGAACTTCGTCAAAAGGTTCAACGATTGATAGTTCAGAAATTTCTATTTTTGATGAAGCTATTTGTTGCGCAACTTCACCGAGCGCTGTACCTGTTTGATCTGAAGGTACTTCAGTTTTTAAATTGTTTAAAGCAATGCATATACTAACACATATTCCTGCATTACAGAATATGATCTGTGTGGTATTTCACAGATATACCCATCTGGCCAATCAAGGACTAGGTTTAAAGTTCCCTACAACCGTTATCTTTAATCACATCAGTTCCTAAAATAGCTGAACCGAAATGACCTGGTAAACAACAACCAGTTCTTCCTCTAATATATTCTAATAATAACTTAGAATAATCCGTTTCACCCCAAAAAATATTTAGATATTCAAATCTAGGTTGATATAATTCTTGAAAATTATAATAAAATTCTTCCCCATGAAATAAAGCTTCACGTTTAGAACTATCCCTAATTGACATCAATACTTCTGACTCTGTAGCTTCCTTTGAAGGTGCAAGCCAATGAAGCATTTTCATAAAACTATCTAATTTAAGTGGTGCAACTATGCCGTATGATTCCTGTCGTACGCCTCTACTGATAAACTGTAATTCAGTTACATCTTTCTTCCATATAGGGATACTTCCCTTTAGGCTTCCAGTTATAGTAATTCCAAATATTCTTTTTATCAGATCAGTTAAAACCCCGAGATCAATTCGCTCCTGGGCTTCACGACTCATTGACATAACCCAGTCATCTCCTAAGCAAAATCTTTTAACATGATCATTAAAAGATAACTCATCAATTCCAACTGAACCATTAACCATTATCCTATAGGTTAATGATATAACCAAATTTAATACAAATTGGTTAACCCAACAGGTCAATAACCATCCTGATGTATTCATTCCGGCACAAACTACAATTTTACAACCAAATAGAAACAAAGGACTACTTGATGTTAATAACAAACCGTATAATAATTTATCCATTGGAGTATCTTTTTTGAAACGATATCTTCGTCTTAAATACAGATACATATAATGGAAAAAATATGTTTTAATAGTCACGTCTAATTTACTTACATCAATGTCAGTAAATTTCTCATGTTTGGCTAATAAATTAACCATAACTTCCCAATCCAATCCATGTGGATTAATTCCGACACAGCCAACTCCTTCTAAAACAGAGTCTACATCTTGCCGAATAATATCCCCAAAAATCATTCTATGAAATACCACAAAATCCAAATCCCATGCATATATTGGTCGCAATGTGTTTTTGGATAACGGTAGCACTTCATCACATTTTAATAAAATGCGTACAGCTGGTTGAATAGCTATACCATTCAAATAATTAGTCATCAAAAAGGTGACATCATCAGATAAAATCTTACTAACAGTTTTCTCTTCTGGGTCGAAGAAATCTAACCTAGTCTTACCTGGAAATTTCCTAAGATATTTCGGGCCAACAGACGTCCTATAATCCAGTTCTTTCAATGAGCCAAAGCCAAAAATGGATTGTTGCATTGTTAAAACTTTATAATGAATATGATTATTAAATCCTTCCATTAAAGTTTCTATATTTTCACATATATAGGAATCAACGTCTGACGGTAAACCAGGATCATTAGTATGACCCCACCGTAAAGACTTCTGAAAAGCTTTTGGATCTCCTATTAAAGGAAAATGAGTATTCACAGCTTGAATATCCTCTAAGCCGAGCATCTCTCCTGCATAAATCAGAGGAGAAGGCTCATATGTGGGTTTAGGTGCTGTAGGATAAAATTTTGAATGTTGTCCAATTGGTATTGTCCCATCTGGAATCCATCCTTCATATTCATCCAATGTTGTATATTCAGACTGTTGTGATATAGTAACATACGGATCTACTGTATCTCGTAAATGATATTGAGATACAGCACTACCCAATGCCTTTGCTCCACTAAGCAATCCTACATGTATATATGCAAACTCTGTTCCTATAGTCTCCGGCCCCCAACAAAATATGGGGGATCCACAATCACCTTTACTACTATCGTATAAAGATAAAAGAACACCAACATCGATAACCATGCTAGTTCCGTCTGAACACATATAATCCTTTTCTAACACTACACTATTCCTAACAGAATATTCATGCTTATATCCCTTTCCATTCCAGTCAATTATTGTTCGTGACATATCACAACAATGGGTGGTAACTGGCATCTCAGGTAACAGATGCTTAATTGAACGGATATTGGGTAATGAATTAGATCCAAGTAATTCAACTACGGCTGTGTGACATCCATGCCACATATGGAGTTTAAAACCCCCTGATGTAAAACTTCTCATAACAGTTCCATCAGCGGCTAAAACGTTAATAGTTTCTACAACTCCTACACCTAAAGTATGTTGAGCCATAAACCCACGTTTCAAATCTACCCATGTAATATTTTCACGTGCTTGTATCAAACCTTCCTTTGTTCTAATATGGAAGAGACACAATCTGATGTTCTTTGTTACAGCTGTATCCACAGATTTATTGCGGTTTGACTGTAATTCTACTACTGATTTTCCAGGTTTCCGAGGGTCCTTACGAACTTTAACCCCATCTTCCTTTTTCCAATATTTACTTTGAGGTTCAGTAGTTGGTTCATCCCAACCCATTAAAGCTCGGAATGACTTCCACATTTTACGCATTAAAGGAATTAATGCTAATGTTAACAAAGCAATTCCCGCAACCGTACAAAATTTTGCCATTTTAATAAAAGTATCAAAAGCTGAATGCAAAAGATCTGTACCTGTGTACCAACATACCATACCATGTTTAACAACATATTGTGATTGTGGTGGTCCAAACTCTGGCACCATTTGCTGAGGGTGTACTCGCATACTCAATACCTTAAGAGGGCATTTTGAAGTTCTCCCTATAATAACAGTATACGCTACACTAGGTTCTTTTACTTCAAAATAAGTAATCAAAGGTTTATCATAGTCACCTATCTTACCCAATTGTGAGGTAGTTATAAAATGATATTTTGATTTCAGAAGTGGGTATGTAAGCCCATCTATACCTTCCCTTACCTTATCATATTCAATAGGAAAAATCAAATTT